CCTCGCTGATGCACAGACGACTTACGATCATCTGAAAGAGTACAAGTCACAGCTTCTCTCAAGGCAGAAGTTCGCCAAGACGGATTCTGAAAAAGACAGTCTGAGTGCTCAGCTGGCCGAGGTCAACGAACAGATTTCTGCGCAGGAAGAAGAACTCGGAAGACTGCAGACCGCCTACGATGAAGCCGGCGGGAAATATGTCATTGCCGCAAACGCGGCGAACACCCTGGCTGAAAAAGAGGAACGACTCGCTGCCATCCAGGCGGAACTGGGGATCAGCACAGATGGCGTTACCGAAGGAATGGACAGCCAGACCGAAGCCATTCTCTCGCAGATTGATGCCGTTGAAGGACTGACGAGGGCTGAAAAAGAAGCTTCGAAGCTGAAACTCATCGGATATCTGGGTGATAAATCCGAGGAGTACGGATGGTCATACACTTCTAACGTTACCCAGCGTAACGCTTCCTCTGCAAAAGGCCTTCTTGAGCAAAAAGAAGCCGTCATTCCTATTGCAGATTATTGGCTGCAGCAGGGATATGAAGCTTACAACACAAAGCTGAAATCGAACCTGGCTCAGTTGGATGCGCTCTACGAATCCGGCCAGAACCATTCAGCTGAGTATTTTAATCTGCTGTCCGAAACGCAGCAGATGTATGGCTTTATCCCGAGCTACATTCCTGGTGTAAGAAACGATAAAAAGGGCGTAAGCCCAGCCTTCAGCCTTTATGGCGAAGGTGGTGTATCTGAGGGCGGAAGGCCTGCCGGTGCGACATTCTCTGACTATTATCCTTATATTGCGCTTGAGGGTCAGGAAGTTCTTACAACCGCGGCTCTGAACGCATATAATGACGTCGAGAATCAGCGCGAGTATGTTGAAAGCATCGTTTCGATGCAGCAGGATTACATCGAACAGCTCGCGCAAAACGTGAATCTGGGCGTTATCTCTCCGGAAGAAATGGAGAACCTGGTCAATACGTATGTGACGGACGCAACCGTAGCCGAGCAGACGATTGAAGCCGTAAAAGAACGTGTTGTCTCCCTCCGTTCGGAAGTTGAGGGAGCTGCAGACAGCGCATCCAATACGGCGCTTGATGTGCAGAATGCCGTTCAGCCGATCATCGATCAGATGAACGAGCTGTCGGAAGCCTACGCGCAGGCCTATGATTCTGCGTACCAGAGCATCAGCGGGCAGTTTAAGCTGTTCGAGGAAATGGAACAGGCGAAGCCCGGGGAAAAGAGCGTGGACGATTATATCGCCGCTCTGAATTCCCAGAAGGCTTACATGGACCAGTACACCGAGAACCTGGCTGCTGTGAAGGAAATGGGCCTGAGCGACGCGATGATCAGCCAGTTGTCCGACGGGTCGAAGGAAAGCGCGGAGATTCTGGCCACGATCGTTGAACAGGGTGCTACCAAGATTGATGAGCTGAACGATGCGTATGCCAGCGTAGAGACCGGGAAACAGCAGTTTGCGGACACAGTTGCCGAAATGGAGACCGATTTCACGAACAAGATGAAGTCTCTTGAGGAACAGCTGAATACGACCGTCGAGAGCATGAACCAGAGCGAAGCCGCAGCCGCTGCCGGTGCCGATACAATGCAGGCCTTCGCGGATGCCGCCGCTGGAAAGCAGAGCGCGGTTGAAAGCGCCTTTGCAAAGGTGGCCGCTGCCGCGCTCAGAAAACTCACGAGCGGCTTGAAGTTCCCCGGCTTCGCCGGAGGTACGCATAACGCTCCGGAAGGCTTCGCAATGGTCGGTGAAAACGGACCTGAGCTTGTATACCTGCACGGCGGCGAACGGATCCTGGACGCGCAGGAAACGCAGCGCACCATGGATGCCATGAGTCTCCAGCCGGTGAACGCCATGAGCGCATCCGGAAGCGGCGGGCAGTATTCAATCGAGTACAAACCGCAGTACAACATCTCCGGATCGATGAACGCCGAAGAGCTCCAGGACGTGCTCGACCGGCATGACGCCGGCATGAGAGACCGCCTGGAAGAAATGCTGGATGACATCGAGAATGACCGGACAAGGAGGAAGTACGCATGAGTACCTATACCACGGTCAGCGGAGATATGTGGGACGCCATCAGCTTCAAGGTTTACGGATCAACAGCCTACACCGGGAAGCTGATGGCCAACAACTCCGATTATCTGGCGGATAATTACGTGTTTCCCGCCGGCATCGTCCTGAACGTTCCGGAGATTGAGATGCAGGACGAAACGCTGGACATGCTGCCGCCCTGGAGGAGATAAAACATGGCAACCGGAACCGTAACGTACAAGTCGGACGTACTCAGTCCGCACCGGGAGATCTACAACGGCGCTTCGGCCCAGAAGTGGAAACTGCATCTGGATTCCGGATCGTTCCCCGCCACGCCGTACAAGATCACCAGCGCCAAGCTGAAGATCGATATCCGGAACGTGTACGCATCCGACCGGCATATGGTCGTTACAAGAACGGACAGCGGCGAGCAGCTGGGAGATGTGCCAACCGGAAAGAGCGGGACGCAGGAGCTTGATCTGCAGACCAACGCGAACTATGCCGGAATCACGGAGATCAAGACGGACGGCGTCACACGGTGGGCCTGCCAGCTGCGCGGCGGATCGTACATCTACATCGTTGTCACCTGGGAGGAAACGGAACCGGAAAAGACGGATCCTCCGAAAGCACCGGAACCCGTCATCATTACCGGCATTGAAACCACCGGCGAAAAAGGAAAAGCGCTTCATACGGAAGTCGCGGTCTCCTTTGACGGCGTGGATATCTCCCAGCCGATCAACGAAGGCCTGCTGTCCCTGAGCTACACGGACAACGAAGAAGACGAAGCGGACGACCTGCAGATCAAGATCCAGGACCGGAAAAAGAAATGGCTTGGCCAGTGGCTGAACGACACCATGGCGCAGGCGGCATACGGAATCAAGCAAGGAACAAAGGGCCTGACGATCTCCGCAGGCGTGAAGCAGTACCATCCCAACGGAAAGATCCGAAGTGCAGACTTCGGATTTTTTGAACTGGATCAGCTGAAGGCCAGCGGCCCACCGTCCCAGATCCTGATCAAAGGCACGTCCCTGCCGTACTCCAACGGCGTGAGGACAGAAGAGCGGGACAAAAGCTGGGAGAACTACACGCTGAAGAAGATCGGCGCAGAAATCGCCCAGAAAGCCGGGCTCGGATTCCTCTATGACTGCCCGAACGATCCGAGTTATACCCGGGTGGAACAGGCAAAGCAGACGGACATTGCGTTCCTTCAGCAGCTGTGCCACGATCACGGATATTCGCTGAAGATCTCCGGCATGAAGCTGATCATCTTCGACCAGGCGCGGTATGAGAACATGAAGGCCGTGTCCACCATCGAATGGATGGACGGCACCTATACCAAGTACGACCTGGACACCCAGGACGGCGACACGCACTATGACCAGTGCGTTGTCAGGTACTATGACGCCGCCACAGGCACCAAGTACGAGGCGACCGCAAACGCGGACGATTACGACGCGGAAGCGAAGGAACACACCGTATGCACCGTGACAAGCCGTCCTGTGCACAGCGCAGCTGAAGCCGGTGAGCTGGCGGCAAAAATTCTTCGCCTGCACAACAAATACGAGAAGCGCGTCAGCTTCACGCTGGTCGGCAATCCAATGATCGGCGCCGGCATGACGATCACGATCAAAGGCTTCGGCATGTGGGATGAAAAGTACATCATCAAACAGGCGAAACACGACATTACGCCAAACGGAGGGTACACGACCAAGATCACGCTGCGGACCATTCCGGAAGGCGCGGTAACAACCGTCAAGACCGAAGAAGAGGAAAAGGACAGCGGAGGAAACGGCGGCAATAAGCCGCAGGGCGGTCAGAAAGAGCCGCGTACCGCATGCGGAACAGCCGTCTATAAGAACGCCACGGAGAAATGGACGGTCGGCTTTATTGCCAAAGGTCAGAAGCTGAGCATCCTGAGCGGCATCAAGAACGGACGCCGCCTGTGCTCCGGACCCGGCGGCATTAGCGGATATATTCCGACCGGCAATATTGAATGGGTAGACCCGAAGACGCCTGTATCGCCCGGAATCAAGCAGAGACAGGCGACCATCGTCAACGGCCAGGTCGTGTACATTGACTAAGGAGGGATGAAACATGGCGGATGCCAATGACCTGATCCGCATCGGCAAGGTTTCATCGATCGATGCGAACAACAAAAAAGCCCGCGTGTATTATCCCGCCAGGAGCAACATGGTTTCCGACTGGCTACCGGTGCTTCAGTTCCCGGGACTGACCACGAACTACAGCGGTGGCCATAAGCACACATGCCCTGACGGTGAAACCAATTCTGCCGGAAGCCACAGCCACACATCGTCAAGTTGGATGCCGAAGGTGAACGACAAGGTGCTGGTGATTATGGAGCCCGGCTTTAACGCGCCGGGATATATCGCGGGGGTGATTCCATGAAAGTCGGCTATCTCGGCATCGGAAAGGCCAGCAAGGATGTTGCTTTTCAGGTCTCCTCCAGCCTGGTGGAGACCTTCACCAACATGAAGGTGCGGAAGCAGGCCAATTATTCGACTCACAAGATCCACGGGCACAAGGCCGTTCCGGAAATGACCGGCATGGACGCGGACCAGATCACGTTTGACATGCTGCTGAGCGCATACCTCGGCGTGAACCCGCAGAAGGAACTGGACAAGCTGGAAGCCTTCATGAAGAACGGAACGATATGCAACCTTGTGCTCGGAGACAAACTGTTCGGGACCTGGGTGGTCAAATCGATTCCGTACAACGTGGAGTACGTGTACAAAGAGGGCGACATCACCCAGGCGAAAGTCACGGTGACGCTGACGGAAGCAGGTGGAGACGTATGACGGTGATCATCAAGGGATCTGACGAGTTGAACCTGACGCTGTTCCCGGAAGAGGACAGCGAACAGGACATCGTGCAGAACGTCCTGTGCATCCTCAAGACCACGCAGGGCAGCTGCCCGAATCTGAGGGATTACGGACTGGATCCGGAAGTCATGCACAAACCTGTTCCTGTAGCAAAGGCCGCGTATGCCGTGGCCATCAGCGAACAGTTCCGGCTGCATGAAAGCCGGGCAACGCTGAAGAACATCACATTCGAGGATGATCCGAACCATCCGGATATCCTGAATCCCATTCTGGAGGTGACGATCCCATGAGCCGGACGAATGAAATGTATCAGTTCGTCAACATGGACACGGATCAGATTGACGAGGACGTGGCCGCTATTTACACGGCGGTGACCGGGAAGACGCGGGCCACCGGCGCGGACCTGCTTTTCTGCCGGATCCTGTCCAGCATCGCGCAGTATAACGCGGCGAATGTGAACTATGCCGGGAATCAAAACCTGCCTTCCCGGGCCAGTGGAGATGATCTGGACGCGCTGGGCCAGATGTACTACGAAGAGAGCAGGCCCGCGGCGACTTACGCCGGCGCGACCATCCAGTTCACGCTGAGCGAAGCGCAGGCCGAAGCCGTGCTTATCCCCGCCGGTACCCGGGTGTCGGACGCAGATCAGACGATCGTGTTCACCACGGACGATGACCTGCAGATTGACGCAGGGGAAACCACCGGCACGGTACACGCCACATGCCAGGTGATCGGCACAGAGGGAAACGGATACGCAGCCGGCGAGATCTGCAAGTGCGTGGATGTGTTCCCGTACTATGACAGCTGCGAGAACACGGACGCCACGGGCGGCGGCTCTGATGTGCCGACAGACGATGAATACTATGAGCTGATGCGCCAGAGCCAGGACGCATATTCCACCTGCGGCGCGGAAGGCGCGTACGTCTACTTCGCCAAACGTGCCAACAGCGACATCGGGGACGTGGTGGTCAATTCGCCATATGACGGCGAGGTGTACATCTACTGCCTGATGGATGACGGCACGATTGCCGGGAGCGAAGTCAAAGCGGAGGTTCTTGCGGAATGCAGCGCCAAGGAACGCAGGCCGCTGACCGACAAGGTAACGGTGAACGATCCGGACGAAGTGACCTATACCGTGAACCTGACCTACTACATCCCGAAGAACGCGACAGCTTCCGGGGCTTCTGTGCAGAGCGCTGTCACCCAGGCGGTCGCGGAATATGTGATCTGGCAGAGCGGAAAGCTCGGAAGGGACATCGTTCCGGACGAGCTGATCCGGCGGGTGCTGGATGCCGGCGCGAAGCGCTGCGTCATCACTTCCCCGAGCTACACCGTACTGCGGGACGGTGTGATCGATTACTCAGACTACGATCCGGACACGGACTTTGGCGACACGGTCCCGCAGATCGCCAAGTGCACCGGAATCACCCTGACGAACGGGGGCTACGAGGATGAGTAATTTCAGCGTAGACGCCTTCATGGCGAGCCTGCCGGAAGTAATCCTGGAGGACGAGCATCTCCGGCAGCTGGCAGAGGTCGCCGCACGGGTGATGTTCAGCCGCCTGCCGGACGCCAGGAAGGCGGCGATCTACTGCCGGATTGACGAACTGGACGAGGGTATCCTGGACATACTGGCGGAGGATCTGAAGATCGACTGGTATGACTACGATGCCACGCTGGAAATCAAGCGGAGAACAGTCAAGGACAGCTGGTACGTTCACCGGCGCATGGGTACGGTGGATGCAGTCGAGAAGGCCCTGAGCGATGAATGGCCCAACTCGATCGTGGACGAATGGTTCAATTACGGAGGCGATCCTTTCCACTTCCGGATTGTGCTGGACGCGTCCGATCCTTCCACACCCATTCACATTGATCCCGCACTGGACAAGGTGCGTTTATTCAAACCCGCGAGAGCTGCCCTTGATGACAGCGAACCGATTATCCGCGTGTGCTGCAATATCGTGGTGAACACAGCCCGATATAACCAGAAGTACCACGTTCTGGCATCCGGCATGCGGCCTACGAGAGCGGTGCACGGCGAGAGGGACGGCAGCGGGATTGTACTGGACTCCGGAGGTCTGACCAGCTCCTACCGCGTCAGGCCATGCGGAACGCCGCTTCACGCGCTGATGTAAGGAGGTGAATACCAGATGCTTTCCAATGAAGCCCTCAGAGACTTTCGGAATTTCATCAAGCGGCAAATCTACAAAGGACAGTACCGGGTCGGATCGACCTGGTATAACGCGAACCTGGTCGAGATTGTAATCATGAACGACGGAACGGTCCGCGTTAAGTGTGAGATCGCGCACGGCGCTGCTTGCACGATCACCGGTGTCCGGCTCATTTCACAGCTGAATGAAGTCTGGGCGTCAAAAACCATCAATGTTGAAATCGAACGGCCCACCACCAATCTGATGCAGTGGTTCGACTTCAACATTACAGAAAGCGAGGTGAGCTAAGGATGTACAATCGGACGAACTGGGTCGACGAGGTAACCGAGTACGAAGGGATATTCAAGGAGACGGATCTGGGCGGTGGCCTGGTGAAGCATGAACCCGAAACCGGCGAGATCTACGTACAGGGCACACCTCAGGACGCGGCCCACTGGAACAACATGGAAGACGGGATCATGGACGCGCACGTTGCGCATGACCTGCTGCTGAACGGCCTTCGGCAGACGGTGTGGCGGGTCGAGGACCTTGAACGTGCGACCGACCAGGAGACCGGGAGTGTAACGCTGACGAACACGATGCAGTTCCCGTTCAACAATTCCATTGTGACGGTTCCGCTGACCATCACGCGGGACAATCTGAACTACATCGTAGAAGTGATCAAGGTGGAGCCCACCGGAGGCCCTGCCGGAGACGTGGACATCTCCGAGCGCCAGGTCAACGGCTTCAAGATCGCATACACCGGATCCGCTTCCAGCGTGAAGGTAACCTATGCGGTGATTGGAGGTTTTGACAGATGATCAAACAGGTTGTAAGAGGTGGCCCCGGCAAGGATGAAAACTACCGGGAGTTCATCATGACCGCAGCTGCCGACGCTTCGGAT